AATTGTAGCGAAGTTTTTTAATATCGCCTTTGTTTCACTTGAAATTTTCATTTCTTAGTCTCCATTTTTATCGTGATTATTTAAAGCAAGGAATCCATAATGAATTACTTTCAAAAGGTCGGCACGATTTTTCCCACCCTTTTTGCCATATCGTTGGGCATACTTTAAAATATTCCCAATACAAAAACCTTCACCGTGTCCTGCATCCATAATGAATTCAGTTGCCTGATACTTGTTCAGACTGTAGTGTTGGTCATAAGTTGAATCTACATATTGAGAGAACTCTTTTAGAAGTTCTCCCTCATTGTATTTGTAGTCAATGCCTCGTTGGACTTTGATTTTTGACTTAGTAAATAAACCCATATTAATCATTATACTCTTAAGAGTCTGTTTCGTCAACAGGGTTTTCTAAATGCACACCATCATCGACTTTAGTGTAAAGGTCGAGAACAGCGTTTCTAGTTTCTTCATCGAATCTAGATATGCACATTGTAATTGCCTTGAGTTTGTCACCAAACATCTTGTAAGCACTAACGATGTGAACTAACCTTCTGGTTGTAATCACATCATCAATGGCGCCTTCGTAATAAGTCTTTCTGATTATGTCAGCCCAATCAACTAGTTTCTTAACGAAGTCATCGTCAGCATCTCCAGTCAAAGCCATTTCTTGTTTCAGAATGTTTCTCTCAACAGTCACAGGTGGGTATTCTTGTTGCATGGTGATAGCGAATCTTTCGAGCATCGCCTCATTCATGATTTGAGTACCAATGAACTTGCCATCCTCAGACCCTTGGCCCTTAGTGTTGGCAGTTGCGACAACAGTGAAACCAGGAGTCGGTGTAACCCACTCACCAGTCTTCTTGATTAGGTAACCTTTACCTTCAAGAACTGATTGTAAGCACATCATTTTGTTAGACCCTAAGTCTACTTCGTCAAGAAGAAGGACAGCGCCTTTTCTCATTGCCTTGATAACTGGACCTTCTCTGAAGATGATGTTACCATTCTGTAAAGTGTGACCACCCATTAGGTCGTCTTCGTCTGTCTCAATAGTGATATTGACTCTGAAGAGTTCTCTCTTCAACTGAGCACAAGTTTGTTCAATCATTAATGTTTTACCATTACCTGAAAGACCTGTCACAAAGAATGGAAAGAATATCTTAGATTTAAGAATGTTCTTAACATCTTTAGCATGACCAAAAGGTACATAGTTTGACATTTTCTCAGGAATGATTTTGACATCACTCATGATATTCACACTTTCAGATTGAGCGGCAACAGGCATCTGCTGAACCCTCTTAATCTGAGGAACTGCAAGAGGTTCTGGTTTATTAGAAACTGCAATAGTCGTGCCGTTATTATCGACAGCAAGAATAGGTTGAAGATTAAAGACTGAACCATCTTTAAAGTTATACCTGTTTGACTTCAGCCAATATGGAAAATGTCCTAACGAATTGAATTGCTCTTTCGTGAATTGCAATTGATTCGGATATTTTTCCTTTAATGCCTGAATAAATTCTTTCCTGTCAGGTGTCAGGTGGAAATTTGCATTCCCTATATTAATCGACTCTGTTGGGTCGTATGTCCACTTACTCATAATTTGTCTCCGTTAAAGTAGTTTTTCTCATCAGTTTCCATCCTATCAAAAAGCGAGGGTCATTGTCAACCCTATTCAATTTCTTTTAGTAATCTTTCCATGTCAATTGCAATAGAAGTCTTCAGACCTTTTCTCATTGTAGTGTATGAATCGTTATTGACCCAAAATCTAAATGCCTTGCATTCAACCTCTTCTTCGCCACAAGCTTGTTGTCTTGGGCAATCAAATTTTACACACGGTCCTTTACCGACCTGTTGTATAGCTTCTTGAAATTTGTCTATGTTTATTGTACCTATCATTTGCATTATGCAATCTCCTTTATAAATTCGTTAGTTAGAAATCTTGATGTTGATTTGCCTCTCTGATTTCTTTTGAAAGCGGCAGTGATTCTGTTTTTGTTTGCACCAATGAACTCTTCGTCAAGTTCGTCATCGCCTGTCGTGGCAAGATTAGATGCAGTGGTCAAGAACAATTTGTTGTAACCCTTGGTGTCAACAACTACACCTGATTTTCTCATATCTTTCCACAACCCGTCAACATGTTCCCAAAAGTTAGGCATGATGTATTCACCCATTGACTGGAAGTCTCTCTTCTTGGTGAAGACAAAGTATCCTGTCACGGTGACATTGCAAGTCTCTGATATCCACTCTAATATGTTCTGAGTCTTCTCGAAGTCGTTTCTGCCATAACCGTTACTAGTTGTGTAAAGGAAGTTCTTGTTGATGTATGGGTCGATGAAACTTCTTGTTCTGTTAGAAGACCAGTAGTAGTCATCGCCTGCCTGAGCCTTATAATCTCTTTGTTCTTCAGTTGACTCTTCAAAGAAGTCACTTCTGAAACTGAACCCATCGGTGATAATTGTTAGAATTGATTTCTCAATACCATACTGTCTGTTGAACTCTGGTAAGAATTTTCTCATAGCAACTAAACACTCGTCAAGAGGTGTGCCACCTAATCTGTAGTTCTCAGGACAACAATGTCTTGAGAATCTTGTATCTCTCCAGTATGAAATATCAGTATCCCATTGTTGAATTGAACTGAATATTGCATTGTACTCATCAGCAAGTTTCACAGCCTTTGGTGAAGTACCCCATACTGACTGAAGGTCATCATGCATTCTGCCAACTAGGATGCAACATAAGTAATCTAGAATCTCTGAGTATTTTCTGTTAGACATTTCGTTGGTCATAATCTCAACTAGTTTTGCCTTGCCACTTGCATAGTCATATCTGTCTTGTCTTGCGATAGAATCTGAGAAGAGATACACTCTGTAAGGAATGTTTACTTTTCTACAGAACTCTGAAAGTATAATTGATTGTTCTAACATGTCGGCACATTCATTGTGAATAGAACCAGACCAGTCAAGTAAAACATTGACACCATGATTCTTGCCGTCTGGAATGTATGTGACTCTTTTGAAAATGTCATCTACAATCTGATACTTAGCAAGTCTATTCATATCAAGGTCACCACTAGTGCCTGTATATGCCTTGGCACTTCTATGTGCATTTTGTCTTAACTCGAACTCTTTTGCCATGTGGGCAACAATCTTTTTGTTTTTGTTTTGAAGATGTTTTCTGTAATGTTTGCCAAGAAGAATAGTGTTACTTCTCTCTTCAAGAGCCTCAGTTTTGTGGTCTTCAGTGTAGTAAGCATCTTCGGCCATCTTTTTGTCGAAGTCACCAGCGACTAACCATTCTTGCCAATCAGCGGCAACTTGTTTGTGAGAGTAAAGCATAGAGTCTATGTCAGCTTCTTTGAATCTAGTTCTCAAGTCGACATTAGTTTTTATGGTTGCAGTTTCGTCAACAAAGTCGTCTTCGTTGTTGTGTGCAAAGTGTTCGGTGATTGACTCTCTAGCACCATCTAACTCATCGTAAGTGCCTTCGAACTTGCCACCCTTAGCACCAAGTTCTTTTAATTCGTTATCAGTCTCTTCGCCTTTCTCATCTACATCTGACTCGGCCTTTGCCTTCTCGTCTTCTTCTTTAGACTCTTCTTCTGATTCGTCATATTCACCAGGCATCTGATTTGATTCTGCATCATCGTCTTCTTCGTCATCTGACTCTTCGATATCAGGCATCGGCATAGTAGAAAGTTTTTCGTCTTCTTCAGTTCTGTCTTCGTTTTCTTTAGAGAATTCATAGATTGAATTAGCACAAGCGACAACTTCTTCCCAAGTCTTACATGCCTCTGCCATATCTAAGAATGTTTGTTCTTCAGAAGTAAGTTTGATATTGACTCTAGAACCACACTTAGTAATCAGATTGATTTTGTCAATCAGTGCAAGTTCTTGTAAGTCTCTACCCTCGATGCCGAAGAAGTTCTTTTCCATAAGTTCATTGTATGCCTTAAAGAAAGAAGTTCTCAACCCTTGATATTTTTGTTTGATTGCCTTCTCGATTCTTACATCTTCGACAACATTAAGATAACCCTTAAGGGTTCTATTCTCAACTAGTGTGGAATGAAGTCCCTCGTAAGGAGTATTCAGTGCATGGCCAACTTCATGCCCCATGAACAAATCATATAGTTCTGGAGAAATGTCTTCTTTGAAAGTAGGACAAGCGAGTACCCTATTCTTAACATCAAAGTATGCAGTTGGTATTTTCTTATGTACAATCGTAAGATTTTCTGTTGCCATTAATCTTGCGAGTGAGTCTTTTTGGTTTTTAAGTTTTTCTGTCATGTTTATATCCTATCAAAAAGTGAAGGTCATTGTCAACCCCTAGGCCCCAAGTCCAAATCTTTCCCAAAACTCATCAGTTTCTTTTTCTCTGAC